ATATTTGTATTTGTTAATAACGATGGAACTAATGCATTTAGAAAAGACTATCCAATAGATATTTATGTTAATAATAAAACACCTAAGAGCTGGGCGGAGAACTTCAATAAAGGTTTAAGAGTTGCTAAGAAATTTAAAAAACATTTTGTAGTTATAACGAATGATGTTGTATTTACTAAAGGGTGGTTAGAAGCATTAAAACAAACAGATGATATGATTTTAATTCCTTCTTGTAATGTAAACTTTATGTATAGAAGTCCTAATTTTTCAACAATGCCAACAATGCATTATGATGAATATATTGATAAAGAACCTTACTTAGATGCTATTGTAGGATTCCATCAAAATAATTTTAAATTAGATGTAGTTCAAGAACGTATATTTATACAAATGTATTTAGCAAGAATTCCTTATAAAGTTCATAATGATGTAGGTTATTTTGACCATACTTTTTCTAATTGTGGTGGAGAAGATATGGATTATAGAATTAGAGCTGCAGTTAAAGGATATAAAACTATGTTAGCACTACATCCATTTATATTACACTTTCATGGTAAGTCTTCTTGGGATGGTGCTGAATCTACAGAACAAGAAAGAGTTAGAAGAGATCAGTATTTAAAAAAGGGTATAGAAAAATGGGGAGAAGATTTAACAGAAATATTTATTAAAGGAACTGATGCAAAAGAACATGCTCATAAAATAGGTTTAGGAAAAGAATTTGACAATCATGAACAGTATAATATTATACGTAAATTAACAAAATGCTAAGTATTGATACAGTTCAAGATATAAAAAAACTAATAAACAAGCGTTTAACCTTAATAAAGGATGATCTTTGCTATGGTATAGACACGCTTGATAAACTTCACTATGCTAGGGGTCAACTCAGAGCTTTAGAAACTCTGCTTCAGGATCTTAATGACCTGCTGAAACGGGAGAATAGTGAAGATGACGACGACAGTAACAACTGATATTCCTTCTATACATGAAGGTTTAAAAGACGTTTACCAAGACAAAGAAGTGGTTGAGAAAGTTCTCAATCCAAATTCAATAGATAAAACTACCTTAGAAAGAATGCCTCAGCCGACAGGTTGGAGACTTTTAGTCTTGCCTTATGCTGGGCCAGCTCAAACTAAAGGTGGAATTATTCTATCTGATAATTCTAAAGATACAATTCAAATGACAACCGTTTGTGCCTATGTTCTTAAAATGGGAAATCTTTGTTATAGAGACAAAGAAAAATTTCCATTAGGACCTTGGTGCAAAGAAGGTGAATGGGTGATCTTTGGAAGATATGCAGGTAGCAGATTCAAAATAGAAGGCGGTGAAGTTAGAATTCTTAATGATGATGAAATCATTGCTAAGATAGATAACCCCGCTGATATTTTGCACATGTACTAATAGGAGAATAACATGGATAAAGAAACAAAAAAACAACCAGAAGTTGAATTAGATCTAGATGATGCTAAAGAAACATCTGTAGAATTAAAGGAAAAAGAAGAAACTAAAAAAGCTCCTAACTTAAATGTTGGTGAAGTTGATTTAGGGTATACAACACATGATGGTAAAGCAGAAAAAGAAAAAGAAAAAATTTCTGTTGAAGAAATAGAAGAACAACCTAAAGTTGAAACTAAAACAGAAGTTAAACCAGCAGGTGAAAATCTAGAAGAGTATACTGAAAGCGTAAAAAAACGTATTGATAAATTAACTTATAAAATACGTGAAGCAGAAAGAAGAGAAAAAGCTGCTTTAGAATATGCTAAAGGTTTACAGAAAAAATACTCAGATGCTGAATCTAAGTATATGGATGTAGACACAAACTATATTAAAGAATTTGACGCAAGAGTTGATGCTCAACGTGCTCAAGCTAAATCTAAGTTAAAGCTTGCCATTGAGTCTCAAGATGCGGAACAAATTGTGAGTGCACAAGATGAGTTAACAAGATTGTCCGTTGAAAAAGAAAAGGCACGAATCGTTATGAGCGAACGTGAGGCAGCTAAAAAATCCTTTGAGGAACAACAAAAAGTTCAACCTGTGCAACAAGCACCTCAACAACCAATTACTCCAAGTACAAAAGCTAAGTCATGGGCTGAAAAAAATGAGTGGTTTGGTAATGATAAATACATGACAAACTCAGCATTTATGCTTCATGAAGACTTGGTAAGTCAGGGGTTTGACGCAGAGAGTGATGAGTATTATAATGAGGTAGATAAACGTATGAGAGATTTATATCCTCATAAGTTTGCTAGATCTCAGGAAACTGAGGTTACAGAGGAGAACAGAAAACCCGTCCAAACTGTTGCTTCTGCTGGTAGAAAACAATCAGGACGCAGAACCGTGAGACTCACCAAATCACAGGTGGCTATTGCTAAAAAATTAGGGGTGCCACTAGAAGAATACGCTAAATACGTGAAGGAGGTATAAATGAGCGATAAAAATAAAAATAGAACTTCACGCGAGTCAGAAGTAAGAAATAAGGATCTTCGTAAGAAGCCTTGGACTCCACCGTCAAGTCTGGATGCACCAAAAGCACCAGCGGGTTTTGTTCACAGATGGATTAGAACAGAATCGCAGGGTTTTCAGGATACTGCAAACGTATCTAAAAAACTCAGAGAAGGTTGGGAATTTGTGAGAGCCGAAGAAATTAAAAATTCTATGGGTGATCATGACTATCCAGTAATCGCTGAGGGAAAATATGCTGGGTTAGTAGGGGTTGGCGGCCTTGTGTTGGCAAGGATACCTGAAGAGATTGTCAAAAGTCGTTCCGAGTATTTTAAAAGAATTACTCAGGATAGAATTAAGTCGATTGATGCCGATCTGATGAAGGAACAACGACCAGGAATGCCTATCAATATTGATAGACAGTCCCGTGTAACTTTTGGTGGTGGACGAAAGTCATAAATTTTTGGCAAAAGTCAACTACTGTAAATTAAATTAAAATAAACGGAGTATAAATAAATGGCAAACGCAACAGAAAGATTTGGTTTAAGACCAAGTCGACAACTTAATGGTAGTCCATTCATTAACGCTCAAAACAGATATAGAGTAGCAAGTAATAATTCTACTTCAATTTACCAAGGTGATGTGGTTATACCATTCGCTTCTGGTACAGTTGGAAGAGCTATTGCTAACTCATCTACAGCTGCTGTGGGAGTTTTCAATGGATGTTTTTATACAGATCCAACAACGCAAAAACCAACATGGAAGAATTATCTTCCAGGTTCAACAGTTGCGAGCGACATAGTTGCTTTCGTAATTGATGCACCAGATACAGTGTTCGAAGTGAATGCTAATGATGTTTTTGCAGTTGCTGACATCTTTAAAAACTTTTCAATTAACAATGTAACTGGAAATACACAAACAGGTATATCATATGTACAATTAGATATTGCGAATTCGGGAACGGCTTCAACATTCTTAGTACAAGCAATTGATATATCAGGCGACGTACTTAACAGCGATGTGGCTGTGTCTAATGCGAATGTGCTTGTTAGAATTAACAATCACTTCTATAAGACAGCTACAACAGGTCTATAATAGGAGAATAAACTATGGCTATATCACGTTCACAGCTAGTTAAAGAACTAGAGCCAGGATTGAATGCACTATTCGGCCTGGAATACAACAGATACGACAACGAGCACACAGAAATCTTTACATCTGAATCTTCAGACAGAGCTTTTGAAGAAGAAGTAATGTTAACAGGTTTCGCAGGTGCTGCTATCAAACAAGAAGGTGCGGGGGTGCAGTTCGATCAAGCTTCTGAAGCCTACACTTCAAGATACACTCATCAAACAATTGCTTTGGCATTTGCTATAACTGAGGAAGCTATTGAAGATAACTTGTACGATAGATTAGCTTCTAGATACACTAGAGCTTTAGCTCGTTCAATGTCACAAACTAAACAAACAATCGCAGCTAATGTTTTGAATAATGGTTTTGATTCAAATTACACAGGTGGTGATGGAGTTCAGCTTTTAGCTAGTAACCATCCTCTTGCTAATGGATCAACTTTTTCGAACATTTTAGCTACTGCAGCAGATCTTAACGAAACTTCATTAGAACAATCGTTAATTGATATTGCAGGATTTGTAGATGAGAGAGGTTTAAAAATCGCTCTTCAAGGTAGAAAATTGATTATTCCAAAAGAATTACAATTTACTGCTGAGAGAGTATTAAGATCTCCACTTAGAACATCTACATCTGATAATGACATTAATGCAATGTTAAATATGGGAATGATTCCAGAAGGTTACAGAGTGAATCACTTCTTAACTGACACAGATGCATTCTTTATCATTACAGACGCTCCTAACGGATTAAAAGAATTCGTTAGAAGTCCAATCAAAACAGCTATTGAAGGCGATTTTGATACTGGTAACGTAAGATTCAAAGCTAGAGAAAGATACAGCTTCGGTTGGTCTGACCCTAGAGGAATTTTCGGAACTCCAGGAGCGGCTTAATAATTTAAGTCTTTTCACAGAAAGGGGCCAAGGTTTACTTTGGCCCCTTTTTCTTTTATAATCATAAATAATCTAGATATAATAGTTTTGTAGACTGGCTAGACAGACTGTATAGAGACTACAAAGCTTAACCACTATACGGGAGAATAATATGGGACAATCAACGTTTTCAGGACCAGTAAGATCATTAGCAGGTTTTATTAGTTCTGGAGTATCAAACTCAGTAACAACAGCAGTAGGTGCAACTTTAGATGTTGCTAATTATGCTGGAAAACAAATCTATTACACAAGCACAGCTACAGCAACTTTCACATTGCCAGCTGTAAATACAACTACACCAAGTGATCCAACTGATCCAAATCAGTCTAATAACTACGGTGCAACTTATAGCTTTGTACTTTCAACAACTGTAACAGGTGATTTTAAAGTACAAGTAGCAAATGCTACTGACACTATGGTAGGAACAGCCATTCTTGGCTCTGGTACTACTGCATTAGTATTTAGTACAGTAACTGCATCTGACACTATTACTTTAGATGGAACAACTAAAGGTGGAGTAGGAGGAGCAACTATTACTGCTACAGTAATTGGAGCTAACAGATACAAAGTTAATGTAGTATCTGGTGCTACAGGAGCAGTAGCTACACCATTTAGTGCTGCGGTATAATTAATTAATTTTAAGAGCTCCTTCGGGAGCTCTTAATAAAAGGAGTTTAAATGAGTTTTAAAAGTGATGTAAAACCAATTGTGATTTTAAATACACAAACAAGTGCAGTTGCTTTTACTGGAAGAACAAGATTAAGAGCATACAGTTTACAAGGTTTGACTACATCTGGTACTGTCGTTATTAATGGTTTAGCAAATGCTACAACTGTTAGTGTATCCACAAATACACAAGTTTATTTATTAGGTTCTGTTGGAGCTGGACAAACATCTACATTAAATCTTCCAGAAGATGGAGTTTTATATAGCATTAACAATGCTGTCGGTTGTGTAGACGGAATAGGCGTAGTTAATAATTCTGGAATAATTGTTACTTTATTTATAGATAAATAATAAAATGTCT